CTAATTTATCTACATCACAACAAATTATTGATAGATATTTTTCTGGGTCACTATCCGGAATTCAGTTAAACGTTGATTATTCTGCATTTGATAATTTTGTGTTTTATTCTTCGGCATATGAACGTTTAGCAAACTTTAAATATAAATTAGAATTAATTGAACACTATGATGCTCAATTGACAACATTAGATTCGGCAATTGGTAATGATAATAATGCACTTCAAAATAATGTATCAATAACAACTAATCTTAAAAATAATGTAATTGGTAGTTTTGATGGCTTTGAACGTTGGCTGTATACTGAACCCACTGCTAGTTTGACTACACACGGAGTTTCTGGAAGTTATATTGGCGCGGATGGGTATACATTAACACCATGGCCAAAATATTTACAGTCAGGATCGTATCATTTATATACAACATCGGAAACAATAGCAATTAATTGGTATGACGGATTTAGTGCAACAGCCTCATATTATGATATAGAAAATAATAATGCTCTAGTAAAAACAGTACCGGAACACATTCGCAACGATGCCAATAATAGCGAATATGAATTATTCGTTAATATGATAGGCCATCACTTTGATATTCTATATTCATATATTACTGCATTAACAGATACATATAAACCTGAAGAAAATCCTAAGTTAGGTAAGAGCCGTGAGGTTTTATATACTATCGCCGAAAGTTTAGGGTGGAAGTTAGCAAACGGAAATCAAGCTACTGCTTTATGGAAATATAAATTAGGCACTGATACTTCTGGTTCATATCAAAGTACCGGTAGTTTATTTAGTAAATCAAACGAAGACATTACTACAGAAGTATGGCGTCGCATTGTAAATAATTTACCGTATTTATTAAAAACTAAGGGTACGTCACGTAGTGTTAAAGCTTTAATGAATACTTATGGTATTCCGCAGACTTTACTTTCTATACGAGAATATGGCGGCCCGCTAGCGGAAAATGATGCTCCTTCATTAATAGAAGATCGTTTTGCATATGCTCTTCGTTTAACTGGTGAAAGTCAGGTATCTGCGCATATGCATCATGTCACATCTAGTAATAGTCAATGGGGTATTAACAGAGGAATTATTCCTGTTATGACACATGAGATACGCTTTAAGCCTAGTGTGACACAATCCATGTTGTTACTGTCATATACTAAAGAAAATACATCGGCTGAGTATGTTGATCCGTTATATCACGATTTAGGATATGCTGTTACAAATACAAACAATGGATCAAATTTATGGCACGTAGCTTTAGAACATACAGCTTCATATTCCGGATCCGGTGATTATGGCCGTGTGCATTTTATAATGGCGCAAGGTAGTGCTTCTATAATAACTCCTTTAAAGGCCACTACTGACTGGGCACCATTATATGATAATGATTGGTGGAATTTACGATTACAATTTGTAACATCCGGTTTGCATTTTAATTCTGGATCGAATACCGATACGATATATACTGTACAAGTACAGAAAAAATCTGATTTTATTAACGCTAAAGTAGTACATGCAGTATCTGCCTCAGCCACACCTAGTACCGGTAGTCATTACGAATTTTGGTGTAGTCCAACTCCGTTATTTATACTTAATATTGGTGGTAGTTCTGGTTCGTTAGGTGATACGGATGCATTAGGCATAAATGGATATTTAACTGCATCTTTAGGTTTAAATAGCGTGCCTACCATGTTTAATGGTAATTTACAAGAATATAGATCTTGGTTAGAAACTTTATCCGATTCTGCATTTTATGACCATACAATTAATCCTACTAGTTACGCTTCAGGATTATCACCTACTAGTAGTTTTGATACATTGATACGTCAATTTACGTTTGGTTCTGATACTAAAGCTTTTGACTTAAGTGGTGTTAATGCTACTATATCTAGTAGCCATCCATATCGTGGAGTTACAAATTTTGGATCTACGTCAATGCCGTTTGAAACAACAGCAAGCTTGCAAGGATTTAAAATACCTTCGAATCTTCAACGTGGTAATTATGAAGTAGTTGAAGAAACTTATTACATACCTGGTACTTCGTTAGGCGGTAATAATTTTTATTCACAAAAGATTCGATTGGATGACAACGAATTAATTCGTAGATTATCCCCTATTACATCCGGTGAACGTTCTAGATACGATTTGTTTCCGGTAGATGATAATAAATTGGGCATGTTTTATAGTATGGCTGACCAATTAAATAAAGACATATTTAATCATATCGTCCGAGTTGAAATAGACAATTTTATAGGCGATCCTAGCGATGAATTTGAATATACATATCCAGATCTAGTTTCATTCTCAAAACAATACTGGAAAAAGTTTTCCGATCGTAATGATATAAATGCATATATACGTATTTTTAGTCAATTTGATTTTTCATTGTTCAATCAAATTAAGCAATTATTACCAGAACGTGCTGATTATGTATATGGATTACTAATTGAACCACATGCGTTAGAACGTGTTAAAATGCCAATTTATAAAGGTATTGCGGTAGAGGATAATACATTAAACATAGTACTACCGACTACTAGTCCGGTTACTAGCGGTGATGCGTTTCTAGATTATACTGGTACAATGTCAGGCTCTGCTACGTTAAACGATACCGAGTTTATAAATGAACATACCGGTGTGGTATTATCCGTAGTTACGTTAACCGATTCTGCATATATTACAGAAGCTGTTGCTACTTTTGCAATGATACCATCTGCTTCTAATTATTGTACCATATTTACTCCGCCGGTAGATGAAAGACCAATAGGATCCGCATCAATTGATACTATTGCACAACGTACATATTACGATGTTAATCCTACATTCCCATGGGAAGGTAATACTAACAATTTATCAATAAACGATTCTTCATATGTATATTCAGCTATGAGAGATGCTAATAGTTATACTGATAATTTATTAGTCAAAATAAATACAAATACACAGTACGATGTACATTATAATTTTATTGTAGATATATCATCAAAAGATCAAGCTTCTGCAGGAACAGTTAACTGTTATATAAGTTTAGCTACAATTGACGAAAATGGTATAATTACAATATTGTCAGAACAGGAGTCTTTATATACGTATTCCGGCACAGCACTACGTACGGATAGATTTATATTTAATGATATACTAATTAATTCGTATAATAATTTAGTAGTTATATTGCGATTTAAATCTGGTACGACGGGGGTTACCGTATCAATCGATAAACTTTCTGTAATACGTGAGATACGTGAAGTATGCCATCATGGACTTGAAATTATAATTGATGATTGTAGACCAAGTTACATTTACCAAGAACCTATATATCATTATTCCGGAAGTAGTACATACGGAAATCCTATGCGTAGAAATTGGGATCATGCTGTAAGCCAATCAGCCGGAATGTATTACAGTGAAAGTGTAGACCGAGCATGTTACCATGACGATTTTTATACTAATATAAATAATTTATATTACGACGGGTGCCGTATAAGTGCTCCAGGTATCAATAAGCCAACAAATTTACCAATTGGATATATGCCAGTTGTTGAAGTTTATATAACAAATCCAAATCAATTAGTATATTCCGGAACGCCGTCATCAACTACTCCTAGTCGAGGCGGTGGTAGTAGACAGCCCGGAAATTTAATTGTTCGGTAATTTTAATGACATGCATATTTATTAAAAAATAAGGAATTTTATGGGATATTTAGATAATAGTACAATAACAGTAGATGCTATCCTTACTAAAAAAGGAAGAGAGTTATTGGCACGTGGCCAAAACGAATTTGTAATTACTCAATTCGCTTTAGCTGATGATGAAATTGACTACGGATTATACAATACAGAACATCCGTTAGGTACTGCATATTACGGCGCTGCGATAGAAAATATGCCTATCATCGAAGCTCTACCAGATGAAACATTAATGTTGAAATATAAATTAGTAACGTTGCCACGTGGTACTGTAAGAATACCGGTAGTAGCCGTTGCGCAAACAGATATTACAGTTGATTCAGGCCAATCATTTACAATTCAGCCACAAACCGTTAATTTTGCTGGTGGTAATTCTCAATATGGATATACAGCGATATTATCTGATTCAAATGCTGGAACTATATTTGCAGTACAAAATGCTCCATTGCAAACAGGTGCGTCAGTTCCGCAATTTATTGGCGACAATGAATCAGCACAAAGTGTTACAATCACAGGACAGACATTCCAGTTTACTGGAGCTCCTCAAATAACACAAAACAAGCAAGCAACTATATTAATTATCGGCAATGAGACCGGCGGACGTGTAACAATTAATGTTACGGTGCTTCAATTACAAGTAGCAACTACACCGATGAATTCTCTTACCGGTGGATAATAAAAATAATAAAATAATAAAATAAAATAGAATAATATGGCAGCACAAGGATATCCCCAAGCATTTTTAACATGGGCTCAAGGCCAGGGTTTAATTTTAAACAGTGCCGGCGCTACGCAAAATGCGTATAATAGTTGGTTAGCGGCAGGTAGTCCAGGATCGGCTACTACAAGTGACTCGAGACCAGGTACGAACAGTTTCGGCGATCCAGTATCATACCTACCACCTCAACCGCGTCCGCCACGCGGAGGACGTATTTATACATCATTTAGTACGGTTGATGATATTTTGCCTAACAATGTTGATACTGTTACAAAAGGATTATTTTCATGTAATTCTGGAAGTATGTTAACATTTTATACAAGTTCATTAGGAACTTCAATACAGAATACATATTATCGTGAAATATATACTGGGGATTGTAATTGTAGTGGTCCTGGTACTGAACCGCAATTTTCTATTGCATATGGTAATTATGGCGGCTCCGGATCATTAGATCTAACCGGTAATCTTAATAATGATACCCCGTCTAGAGCCATATATGCACAATGGGCACAAACATTATTGAATCCGACCGATTATAAATTTACCATTAATGGCCGAGACACTGATAATATTTACGTATTAAATTTCAACAGAGCACGATGGAGAGAAAGAATCGATCCTGGAAACTTAGAAATTAATTTAACTAAACTATCTGGATCTTTCTTTGCAAATAATGTACATACTGGATCAAATGTGAAAGTTGATGGTACAAATGCGGTGTTACGATTAATTGATGATTCATCAACTACTTTAGGTACTATAGGCGAAGCTGGTAGAGTATACAATATTGTATCTGGTACTATTGACGGCGGTGCTTCAATTTTTAATGCTTCAGCTCCACAATACTTTGGATTATTTTATCCCGATTATGGTGTTGTAGTACTAGATGGAGATCGATTGAATCTATCTGCATCGTTTAATACAACTACAGGATCATTAGTGCAAGGCGATAATGCTTTAAAGATGTTTACCTCATTATCTGGGTCAGGCGCTATTAATAGTGGAGTTGCTACATACGGAATACAGGCACGATCATCAGAACATGTAAAATCTACATATTACTTTGTACGTGTAAAAAATGCCGAGTATAACTATACAAATAACCCTTCGTTTACAACAGGTTCATACGGAGATTTAAGATACGCAACTTTCTTCCAAGATCCTCAAGTATATATTACAACAGTAGGCCTTTATAATACCAATAAAGAATTGTTAGCAGTAGCTAAACTTAGTAAGCCAATATTGAAATCGTTTACTCGTGAAGCACTTATCAAAGTAAAATTAGATTTTTAATAAAATGATATGTCAGCTACACCATCTGTATTTAGACCGGTACGATTTAACGACGTACATGTACGACCCTTTAAAGCATATAAACAGTATACTGTCACAAATGTAACTGGTTTTACATGTAATAACGTTGCCAATACTAGTTCTGGCTATTATACTCGTGCCGCGGTACATAATACTAATAATATTCCGGTATTAAGTCAAGAAACAACTTTTTTATTAAACACTGACTTATCTAATCAGAATATCGAATGGCGTAGTTTAGATCATCGTTTTTATCGATATCCATATGACTGGGCTCGTTGTAGTGAGTTAACAGATATCAATAAAAACTATAAATTTTTATTTTACTCCGCTTCTACTATAGCTATTCCGCATTTAGAAGTTGGCGAACGTATAAAACCTGGAAGTGTTTATTTAACTAATTCTGTGAGTAGTCAATCAATTGAGTTACGTGATGATTTTAACGGCAATTTACGTGATTCACTTATACTAACTAGCTCGTTCGCGTCTGCTAGTTATTCACGTATGTATTATACATTCAATGATGCGTATCGTAGGTTTAATAGTAATTTCGGACTAATTGAAGCAGGTAATATTACATTTCAACGTCAAAACACGACAGTTAATAGTACAGTACGTAATGTAGAAATTCAGCCAGGTGTTACTTTAATTAACGGCGGATCGAATGTACATTCATCTGGATTATCTGGATATTTTAACGGATCTAGTTATATACGTTTAGCTAATAATGAAGTTTATAATAGATTTAATCATTGCGACCGATGGTCTATATCATTCTGGATTAATCCAGATTCAGCATCATTAAATAGTACAACAATACCAGGTGTTATTTTATCTAAAGGTTCGGTAGTTAGGCAACTACAACCCATACCTAACGGTAATAATACCGGTACAGTAGTGGGCTATGCCGATACAGTTATTAATCGTCCAAATCATTTAACAGAGCCATGGGTCGGTTATAAAACGCCTTTTGAAATAAGTGTAGGCACTGTATTAAATACATTTTATGTAACCCCTAACTATGTATCTGCTAGTTATACTGTAGCATCTGGTAATCGGCCGGCATTAAAATTTATCGCCAGTGATGGCAACTCAACAACTGAGTTATATGCTGGAATATCCGGTTCTATATGGCAACATTATGCTATTGTATATAACGGAGATTATATTGCAATATACCGAAACGGCGTATCAGAAGCTGTAAACTTTATACCAAAAGAAATAACAGTAAATATGGCTGATATCATGATAGGTGCTACTGATACTAATTATCGCCATGGTTATAAAGGCAATTTAGCTGAGTTACGTTTTTATGATTATTCATTAAATGATACTGCTATACAATCATTAGCTAATAGGCATTATTTATCTGGTTCATTATATCAAACTAATGTAGCGGGTAATGTATTTTATAGAAGCGACCAGATTGTTATAACATCGCCAATGCCAAAATATAATTCAGGATCTGGATTTTTTAGTGGAGATTGGAGTTTATCCTATAGAGGGCAACGTACTATTTATGAAAATGAAGTAATGGTACGTGTTCCTGCAGATGCTATGAATGTAAGTACCAATCCATCTGCTACATTTAGAATGGGTAGCGGACAAAATAATAATTGTAATACAGCTGGACCTGGAGCTGGAGCTGAACGATATAACGAGCCTGGCGAGTATCGTCTAACAGGATTTCTATCAGGTAGTATATATCCATATATCACTACAATTGGATTATATAATAACAAAGGCCAGTTATTGGCAGTAGGAAAATTAGCGGGCGCCGTACAAAAACGTGATGATATACCAACAAATATAATTCTTCGTTGGGATTACTAATCGACATATTTATATAAAAGGAACAAGTTATGGCATGGAATGTAAAGTCTAATATACGATCGAACGCTATCAAATACGGTTATCGCTCAGGTTTTGAACATAAGATATCTGAACAGTTAGAAGAATTGAATATAGATCCTATGTATGAACAAACTGTTATCAAGTATACAGTACCAGAACGTCAATCAAAATATACAGTTGATTTCACGTTGCCGAATGGGATACTAGTAGAAACAAAGGGTCGTTGGACTACAGAAGACCGTAAAAAGCACCTATTAGTTAAGGAACAACACCCGGAGCTCGATGTACGCATCCTCTTTCAGAGCCAAATACCCAAGATTCGTAAAGGTTCAAAAACATCGTATGCAGACTTTTGTGATAAACATGGAATTCAGTGGGCAGAAAAAAAGATTCCGGAAAGTTGGCTAATCTCTTGATCTTATGAGATTTTTTATA